ACAAACCATCGGATTTTTCGCGGTTTCGCCGAGCAGGATGTACCCGCTTTGTTTTGCGTGGTCGTAGTTCACCTGCACCAAATGTGATACAATCGCCAACACGAAAACCTGAAGTGTCAAAGGAAATTACCGTCGCCCCCGTCGCCATAGTCCAGCTGCCGGTGGTGCTAAAAGTTAGCCCGCTGTCTGTCGTAAAATAGTAGCCGTCTTTCTGTATGGACTGTCGCTGTCGCTGTTTTTGTTGAATGCGTAATTTCTTTGGGGATGGATGCGACTTGCTCATTATACAACCTCCTCGGGCTCACCATCGGCGAACGAGGTGAATCCTCCCTCCTTCACGACTGTAAGCACAGAGCCTACGCGGCCGATCAACTCATCTTTGTGACTAATAAGGAATATATTGCGAGAGGATTCGCGTGTCATGTGTTTCAATATTGCCAAGCTGCTCTCGACACCTGCTATGTCAAGCCCGTTATCTATAAGCTCGTCGATGAACAGCAAATTAATTGGCGAGTTAAGACTCTCATACACATCTCGGAACGACCAGCTAAGTCCTAAGATTAAGCGTGTACGCTCACCACGGCTTAGGTTGTCAAAGTCAAGGTCACGACCATGCTCGCGTATTTCAACTGTAAGGTCAGACTGGAACTTTACCTTATGTGGCAAGCCAGTAAGGTTCAGGTAGTGCTCCAGCCTTGCGTTTAGATAGGCTAAATTTTGGTTGATGATTTTACGGCGGATAAAACTATCCTTGCTGGTTAATAATTGTAGCAAGAAGATTTGATGGTCACGCAACGAGGAGTAATCATTCATTTTTGTGTAGTCGATAGTTTGTATGCCCGTCTCTTCTAACGATTTGATCTGCTCTATAAAATGATTCTCTCTTGCTGTTTCTGCTTCGAGCGTAGTCTGTAAGCTTTCGAGGCTTGACCGATGATCGTATGCGGATTCAAGATCATCGTAAAAGGTTGTCGGTTCTGCGTCAATAACGATACATGCTGCCGCCGCGGCGTCCTTGGCAAGCTCACGGCGATTCGTCTCGAGCTCTTCCTCGGTGCGCGTAATGCGATCCACAATAGTCGTCATTAGCTTTTGGTGCGCTTCGTCATGTAGGTCTTGTCCGCACGAATGGCATATTTGTCCGTCAACCGTGACAAGGTTATCTTCGGCTTTTTTTAGCTTGGCCTCAAGATCACCCACGATACGCTTAGAGCTTCGAACCCTAGCATCGATGGATGCTAATTCTGCTTTGGCTTCCTTAATAACTGCAAGAGCTTTGTGTGACTCGATCTCGGCCTCGATGTCAATTCCTTCGAGGACTCCGATGGCTGCTTCAGTGTCCGCAATAAGTGTTGTTTGATTTTTGTCCCATGCTGCCTTCTTGATACGTAGGCTGTCAATGTTGTCTTCAATACGTTTGTTAGTGCTCTTAACCGCGTCGATTCGGAATTCTTCTTCTTTGATTGCATCTTTCGTTTCTCGTAACTTTTCTTTTAGTATCTCAGCCTTTTCTGAGAGTTTTGTAATGCCAAGTAGCTGCTCAATAATATCTCGTTGATCTGCTGCCTTCATAGCGAGGAACGGTTCCGAGTAAGTATTGAGTGCTACAATATTCTTGAACATGTGATGGCTAAGACCTATCTCACGCTCCAGTGCCTGTTGCGTAATTCGGCTGTCGCCTTGTGCTTCGTCTGCATCATCTGCATCAACTTCGGTGCCTGCGATCATAAACGCAAACTTGTTAGGTCGGCGCCCCCGCTCGATCAAATACTCTACGCCATCTTTCTCAAACTCTAACGTGACGACCATATTCTTGCCGTTCGTCTTGTTGATAAGATTGTCTTTACGGATGCTTGTAAGTGCAGATCCGTAAATCGCATATGACAGTGCGTTTACAATAGTGCTCTTGCCTACTCCGTTGCGCGAGTCATTGCCGCCCATGTCTAAGTTTTCACCCAACACAAGCACTAAATCTTTGTCGATAAAGTTTATGCTCTGTGTAACATTACCTACACTCATAAAATTCTTGATCGCAATATTTTTAATTATTATCATAGGTCGTTATAAATCTGTGTTAGTGTATCGACACTCAGTGTCGTTGTTTCCATTGTCTGTATGCTTTCGATCACTATTTGATCTACCGTCTCAAACTTAATGTCGCCCATAAGCAAGTCATGGTCCGTTTCGTCGTGCTTCGGTAGTAGCTTTAGTTCCCGTAGGTCATAGTTCTCTGCAAAAGTCTCACGTAAGAAGTTTGCTTCCTCATATGATAGATCAACATCGAGTTCGACCTTGGCGTATGTCTTAGCACTTAAATATTTGTCGGGGTCTTCAAGCAATGTGCTTAGGTCTAGCGCAATATAGCGGGGTCCATTTTCCCAGTTAACGTATTCGGGCTTGCCACCCCACTGTAAGAACATAGCTCCACGATCAAAGTCCCACGTGTCTGCAAAATTGTGTCCGAAGGGATTGCCTATGTAATGCACAATGCCGCTCTGTTGTCGCTTATGAAAGTGACCAGAGAAAATATAGTCTTGGTGTTGAAAGTCTGTTGCCTGTAGCTCGCCGTGATCGGGCATCTCAACCTGTGCGTTCATCTTAAACTTAGGTAGCTCGAAGTGACCGAACATATACTTAGACTCGATCTGTGCAACTTTTGTCCACTCACTACCAACGAGCCACGGAATAATAGCGACGTCATCTTTCAGCGTAATTTCATCAATCAAGTGTATGTTAGGATATAATTCCGCCATCGGAATCGAATTGATTTCGCGCTTCTCTTTGTAATATAGGTCATGGTTACCTACGATAAAATATACGTTTGTAAACGCTTTACTCAGCAACCCAAACGCAGTCATGCTATAGTTCAAGGTAGACACATTGATAGATGCTCGATGATGATTCCAATCACCCATAAAGATGCAAGTCTCACAATCACGATCCTTGGCTTGGGCAATGAACCATTTTAGGAAATCAATGCAGTCGTTATTGTGCAAGCGGCTGTTGTGCTTCAGTCCGAAGTGTATGTCTGTGAAAACCGCAGCATGTTTAAATAAATTATCAGTCATCTACTCTACACCACTCTCTTAATTTGCGCTTGATTTTACCAGTAACAGAGTTATGATCGAGAAACTCTTTTAGGTAGTCACTTAATTTTTGCTTCGCCATTTCGTTGCATAGTGCCTGACAGCTATCGCAGCAATTACAATTAGAACGATGAACTGTCGTGGCGGACGATATAACCTTCGCAGGACACTTGTGCATTTCGGCTCCGGCATTTGCACATATCCTGCGTAAACCTGCCGAACAAGATCCGTACTTTAATCGTTCTTTAAACCTTATTGTCTCGGTCATGTAAGTAATCGTTTTCGTCCATCCACTTTATAAACTCATCAAGCGTATAATCAACTTCGTCGGCCGTTAAACCCATGCGCTTTTGTAGCCGCTTATCAGCATCCATGAAATACTTGCTATCGTTGCAAAATTCTTTTTCGCGTTCTTCCGCTTCCACAAGCAAAAGAGTTTGCCACATAGAGTATTCTTTCCAGTCTATCTCGCCTGCCAGCTTGCTCTTAAACTTGCGCTTTTTACTTGTCTCATTCATTGTCCGAAGACGCATCTTCACGAATCTTGCGCAACATATTTTCGTGATCAATTTGTTTCGAGAAGCTTGGTGACAAGCCCTGTTCAATAAGAATCTTGTCTCGGATATCCTGATTCTTTTTTTCGCCGTTTAGCACTCGCGTAAAACTGTGTGTTAGTGCCTGTGTGTAATACGCGAATGGATTGTTGCTCTTAGCTTCGTTGAATTGCAAACCCATTGCTGACAACTGAAGTAAACTCTGACCTTTCATTTCATCCAAATATGTATAGCCGCGCCAGTTAGATCGTTGGCTGTAACGTTCCACCAATAGCATATACATAATGGCAAGCTTATCTGTCATTGAGCCGTGTGTTTGGCAAAACTCGCCGTCTTTGCTGTGGCTACGACCGACTTCCATTGCTTCTTTCTTTTCGTAGTCAGTTACAACATAATGTTTAAACGGAATAAAATTCAGCTTGGCATAGTTTTCGGATTCTTTGCGGGGATTTTTCTTCCGACCTGGCTCCAACGGAATATGCTCATAGGTCATTACACGATACACAAAATCTGTCTCGTCCAACGTGGTAGGATCAAACTTGTGGTCAACATGCCTAGGCTTATCTGATGCCTTTCCGCTATTGTCCGTCCACTCTTTCAATGCGACTGCGTATTCTTTGGCGGCAATACGTGCTGCCTTGGTTTCCTGCGCAACGACCATCGCCTCTTCCGTAAACATTTCATCATAATCTTCTACGATAGCGTCATAATGGCTATATTTGGGATCGATGAATTCGGAGTAGGAACATTTGCTCTTGTGTATTTCCTTCAAGAGTTCACGATTGTTAAGATACTTATTTCTTGCGGCCATACAGCCTCCTTTATTATTCTTATACGATATATTATAACATCAACGACTTAGGTTGTCAATGATTGAATGGTAGAGTGTAGTTTCACTGTACTATTTATCACATAATAAAACCCGTTATAAAAAGACTGATAAATAACAACATACAGAGGAGTAGTGTAACAATGTCAAATTTTACCACAACAAAACGCGCAAGATTAGGACCCGCTCCTGGAGCAATGAACGCAGTCTTGGGCGATCCAACTGATTGCGATAACTTACTCCAACCGCTCTTTGCGACAAAGGGCATGTTGTATCCTTATACACCTGTCTTAAACTTCGGTGGAACGGCCAATTATAATAACTGGCATTTTACGCATAGTAACTATCAGCAACAACAATACCAAAATTCGATGCCTAGCGAGATACAAATCACTGGTGTATTTACAGCACAGACTAATGAAGAAGCACGATACATGCTTGCTGTGCTTACGTTCTTGCGCGCGTCAACCATGCTCGATTTCGGTTCGGCCGCTGTCCGCAGAGGAACCGCAGGAACTCCGCCGCCGGTGTTGAGATTTAATTATCTTGGCGCCCACATGTTTAACAACGTTCCTGTTGTACTACAAACGTTTAACTATCTATTAGAAGATAGTGTTGATTATATCGAAGTGATGCTGCCCGGTACTAATAATAATATCCAAGGCACGGGTAAATTTCAAAAGGTACTCGGAGCAATAGGCGGAGCACTAGAGATTACAAATGATCGTAGAACCTATCTACCAACTAAGATGACGATTACCTCTATGCTGTTAGTTCAGCAAAACCCGCGTAAAACACGCGATGAATTTGACCTCGATAAATTCAAAACTGGTGCCTTAATTAATAAAGGATTTGTATAATGGCTCGTATGCATAAAGGAACAAGTCAATACCTAAACACGCCAATTAAGGATTTTTATCTTGACATACTAACAAAGCGGGTAATACCGCCAAGTGCCAACGATACTATTGTAACAATTGAAGCTAAGTATGATCAACGGCCAGATATGTTTGCCAATGATTATTTCGGTTCGCCGAGATTATGGTGGGTTTTAGTTACACGCAACATGGACATACTGATTGATCCGATTGCGGATTTTAAGACTGGCGTACAAATTTTTGTCCCTAACCCCGAGACTGTGCAGGATCTAGTCTAAGATGGTTGATGTAACTCCGCTACCAAAGGCGCCGATTTCCTCGGTCGATATAAACACTGATATTGAGGATAACATACTCGACCTGTATGATCTCCCGACCTATCACTTTCGACTGTACATGATGTCCGATGATGCTGTGAGACTAAAAACGTTTGGCCCCGCCTCACGTTCTCAGCGTATAGTGATTGCAGAGAGCGGAGTTACGGCAATGGCTATTGAGGATGTTACGATCGAAACTATCTCGAGCATTTCGCGTAAGGCCGGCATCGGTACAGCCACAGAATTTAGCATGACCATCCAAGAACCATTTGGAGCTACGCTTATAGATCAAATATCTAATGCAGCTAAATTTTTAGGTGTCGGTAATTTTGCACGAATACCGTTCTTTTTAGAACTATCATTTCGCGGACGCGTTGTTGACGGCTTAGACCAACTAGGTATTGAGAATGAATTGCGTGACCTTGTGTGGACTTGGCCGATCCTGTTAACGCAAATGGCGATTGACGTTGGCTCAGGAGGCAGCACATATACGCTTCAAGCTGCTGTCTATGCTGATTCCGCGCAAACAAACCAAGCATCCGATACTCAGCAGCCTGTGTCGATTGAAGCAAAGACCGTCGGCGAATTCTTTATTGAGTTTCAAAAGCAGATGAACGAGCGTGCAGCATCAAAGATCGAATCCTCGAATTACGTACACGCAGATACCTATCAATTTTTTCTAGACCAAGAAATCTATGATGCATCTATTGTTCCGGATAGTTTAGCTGATAGGCAAAATAGGGCAGAGGGGTATAATGAATCAACAGGCAAAATGAGCTTTAGCTTTATTCCTCCTATCTCTATTGATCGAATTGTAGAAAACGTTCTCTCACTTACGACCTTATTCCAAACACAAATCAAAGGTACCGAAGATCCCGACGCGGTAGGCGACGATAAAAAGGGCGAAGATGCAACCACTCAGTTGCTATATCGTATGATTACTGATACAGCATTAGGTTACTATGATGAGAATAGATCAGACTATCAGCATAATTATCGATATCTGATTTCGTCGTATGAGATGACTACGGTCCAGACACCATCTAATAATGCTTCGACGCAATCATCGCAGCAACGTATTGATACGTTGCGTCGCAAAGGCCGCATTAAGAAATTATACAATTATATTTACACTGGTCTAAACGATCAGGTGCTTGATTTTGATCTTACATTTAATTTCAACTGGTATGCAGCATTGCCGTTGCAAGCTGGCATTACGACGAACCCTGCAGCCTCAGAGGTTAAGGCTACAACATCCGACGCACAAAAGGAAGCATCCGAAGTTGGTGCTGCTAATATCAACAAGGCACGGAATTTTCTTGCGCAGGCGCAGGGATTTAACCCAATATCATTTTTTGAAGATCAGCTTAGTCAATTTGTAGATACAAATTTTTCGGGGCTGAATCAAACTGCCGCAGATGTTAGCAGCAATGTTGATGCCGCACAAGCGCAAGCTAATGAAGCACAAGTAGCCGCTAATGCCGCAATCAGCCAAGCAACTTCTACCGTGCAAAGCGGTATACCTGCGATTCCTGAGACCATCGGCGGTGTTGTATTGCCCACAAACCCAATATCTGGTACAGTCTCTGCGGTAAATCAGCTTACATCGTTTACGCGCTTGCCGCGTGTTCCGACCGTTAAGACGAAAACAATAAATTCGTCGCAAGAAAATCTGCGCGAACTAGATCCATTTTTAGATGATATTATTATCGGCGAGAAAGGCAACCTTGTTTTAAAGACAGCCATCGCTGAGACACCCAGTGGTGATAATAACGCCGACACTGGCGGCCTAGCACAATCGCCTGGACGAACATTGCTAAGTGCTATGTTTGAGCAAGCTCGCAGTCCTATCTCGGGTGACCTACTCGATATCGACTTAGTTATTAAGGGTGATCCGTATTGGATGGAACCGCCGCCAATCAACCGCACATCAGCACCAGTGTCCTCTTTTGATCGACTCCTAGCCAACCGCGGCGTTAGTGCCGATGGTGGTTCTGTTGAGCCAATTCCGAATGGTGCAGCACAAAACTTTACAGTGGCTGACAGCGCTGATGCGCAAACGTATATTGTCTTCCGCAGCTTCACACCACTTGAGTTTGATCCTGACACAGGCTTAACGCCTGCGGCACAAACATCTAACAATGTCTTGAATGGTGTGTATGGTGTGCGATCTGTGACACACGAATTTAGTGGCGGGCAGTTTAAGCAAACATTACACGCAAATCGTGATCCAAAGATTACATTGAGCGAGGTCGATCTTGACGCAGCTATCATAGATAATCCTGTGGATAGCGATATATCCTCTGTCTTCACTCAGGATCAATTGAACGTGACTAACGCGCCAGGCGGCGCGAGCACAACATTAACAGGTGCAGCATCAATTGGCACCGATGCTGTAGCTACTGCGTCCGCATTGGTACAACGACCATCAGCACCTAGCCCGCTTGGAAGCAGCGGCGGCAACCCTCCGAGTGTATTTTTTCCGGGAGGTAACTAATGGCTAAAATTACAAGAACCGTTGGCTCATCTAAAAAATATGAGACGATCGGTCGTTCCAAACGTTACGATGGTATGTATATCGGCTACGTCAAAGAGAACACTGACGTACAAAAGATGGGTCGCTTACGTGTATGGATTCCTGAGTTTGGTTCGAAGGAAGATTCTCGCGAAGGATGGTTCGTTGTTTCTTATTCGTCGCCATTCGCAGGTGCCACCAGTCCAAAAATACTTGGCAACAATGAAAAGCTCAACGAAGCAACACAGACCAGCTATGGTTTTTGGGCTGTAGTGCCCGATTTAGACAACCAAGTGATTGTAATGTTCGCCAATGGCGATCCGTCACGCGGAGTATTTATGGGCTGCTTGTATCAGCAGTTTATGAATAATATGGTACCTGGCATAGCAGGTGGAAGCAACTACCAGTTTCCTTTTGTTGATGCCCCTATGGCAGAATACAACAAGAATACTACAGCAAATGTAACAGATAGTATTAAGCGACCTGCGAACACGACCACGGCCGAGGGCATTAACGCACAGGGCTTGATCAAAGATCCTATACGCGGACCGACCACAGCAAGTGCTCGCCGTGAGTCACCATCGTCTATCATTGGCTTGCTATCGCCTGGCCCGGCTAATCCCGATGCCAAAGGCAAGCGCCTAGGCGGGTCACAGTTTTATATGGATGACGGCGAAGGCACAGAAAAGATTCGCATACGCACAAAAAGCGGAGCACAGTTTTTGCTCGATGAGACCAACGGCATTGTCTACGCGATAAACAAGCTTGGCACAAGCTGGATGCAGATGGACGCCGAGGGTAACTTTGACATATTTGCTGCCAAGAGCGTCAGCGTAAGGTCACAAGAGGACGTAAACTTCCGTGGCGACAGAGACGTAAACATCGAGGCTGGTCGCAACATCAATATCAAAGCCCGCAACGATTATCTCGGTAGCGACGATGGCAGCATTGGCGACGAGGATTCCGGAACTGGCGGCGGCGATATTATTATACAGGCTCTAAACGATTTACAAACTACAGCGAAGAATGATGTAGCATTTACGATCACCGACGGTAACTTCGATTTCAATGTGGCTGGCAACGTTGCCTCTACCGTAGGCGGAACGTACGGTCTTAAGGTGGGCGGAGCAATGATTACATCGACGGGCGGAACATACGATCTAAATGCCAGTGGTGCTATAACGATTAGTACTGGAGCGGCACTCGGTGTAGGTAGCACAAACTTTGATCTCAATGGTGGCAACCTAGGTGTGACTGGTAACCTTGTTGCGAAAGGTAGTGTATTTGCGGGCGGCGACGTCAAGACGAGTAGCATCGGTCTTAATGGTCTCAATAATCATACCCACATTATCGCAAGTGGTTCTTCTGCTGGTAAGACGAAGCCGTATGTTGGCAGCGGTGGCAGCAGTAATGTTAGTGGTCCTACGGCAGGCACAGCAAGCGATGCGGCCATCGGAACGCTATCAGCTACAAACACAAAAACTAATGTACTTGCTACTTTCGTTCCGCCGAACAACGATACTCGCGAGGAAGAACAGGTGCTTACTATCGTCGGAAGATTTTTAACTTTCGAGCCGTGTCCTGCCCACACTAATAACGGTGGCCAATAATTAGCTAAATTCTTGTAGGGTCTGGGTTGTGTGAATTACAAAGTTGGCAAACTTGAGTTGCATCTTAAACAAGAATTTGTTTAAGCAGTCGAGTCCTTCGGTTGCATAGTAAACACTGAACTCCGGACAGTTGACAGTAAATGTTCCGCCTGCCTCTCGCACATTAATATTTTGAAAGCATTTTGAGATTCCGCTCTTTCGCTCAAGCTTATTCATAGCCGTGCGAATAAATTCAATCTCTTCGACCGTGAGGTGCCCAGCACTGAACGTTAGTTTATAAGATGGGAGACGTTCGATATAGGCTGTCATCGTACTTTGGCATCTTCCCCGAGCTTGAGTTTTATTTGAAACATAAACTTCTTATAGTCTTCGGATTGAAGATTCCTATACTTAGTCGTGATCTGGTACATGGTCCCATTTTTCGTCGGTATTTGGTGACAATAAAATAACGGATCATACACTCGAAGTAGATGAATTCTCTCGTCGAACCAACTTTCTAAACTTTCGTCTTTTACAGTAAAAGAAATCTTTACTGGGTCGTTCGGATCTTTCTCATTTAACATTATATCCTGCACTTAGTTTTTGGATCAGGCTATTTTGCAACTCGATTGTTCGTTCGAGACGTTTTATTTCGTTGTTCAAT